GCTAATGGCCTAGCGTCGTTTAGTGAGATTACAGTTGATATTGGTAGTGAGTCATACAGCACGATAAGCACGCCAAGCCAGCTATTCTTAAATGGCAACAACGAACTACGTTTGCGCATCGGTGACAGCACTTCATTAGCAGTAGGGCAGTACACGTTAGAGGTGGTTGGTTTTTCTGCTACGTACAACGATGGTTATTTGTTATCAGGTAAATGTAAGCCCGTATTGGGCGCAGTGAGGGTATGCTAATGCCAAAAACGAGACCACCAAAGTTTACGCCGGAAGAATTCGAGGCGTTAGTCAATCAATACTTGGTTGAACAGTCAGATATTGAAAAAATCCCATCGGTCATACATTTTGCTATGTTTGCGGGGATCAGTCGTGAACAGTTATACAAGTATTATCGTGAGAATGAAGAATACGAAGAGGCGTATAACAAATTGACGCTTCATAGAGACGGTATGACCGAGCACTATTTGCTTAATCCTGACGAGTCACGCAAAGGCGCAAACCTTATATTTGCAGCTAAGAATTACTTAGGTATGAGTGATAAGCAGCAAATCGAACACAGCGAAAAAGTAGTAGATAGTGGCGATAATGAATGGTAATCGACCTATCCAAATTTCGGGCGCATGTTAAAGATAAATCGCCCGCTTTTGTTCCATTATTCAAAGATAACTCACGCTATCAAGTAGCATGGGGCGGGGCAGGTAGTGGCAAATCGCACATCGTAGCCCGCAAAAAGCTGTACAGGCTCATAAAGGAAACCGACCAACCTCATAAATTTCTTATCGTTCGTAAAGTCAACCGAACCATTAAGCGATCGGTTTTTACCTTGTTTAGAAACCTCATATCTAAATGGGGGCTTTACGATGAATTTGATTTCAACCTAACCGACCTCACCATTACATATAAAAAGAACGGCGCTCAATTCATGTTCACGGGCATGGACGACCCTGAAAAGCTTAAATCAATCGAGGGCGTGACAGGCGTATGGATGGAAGAGGCGACGGAGTTCACACAAGAGGACTTCGAACAGCTTGATTTACGTTTGCGTGGTGAAACTTTGTATACAAAGCAAATCGTGCTAACGCTAAACCCGATTAGTGAGCAACACTGGATTAAGCGCATATTCTTTGATGACCCCATAGACGGATGCTTTACCTTAAAAACAACCTACCTTGATAACTCGTTTATTGATGACGATTACAAAATGGTTATGGAAAACAAAAAGAAAACCAATCCAAGGTATTACAGCATTTACGCGCTCGGTAATTGGGGTACAGCGGAAGGGCTTATATTTAGCAACGTAAAGACGCAAGCGATAAAGCTGGAAGATGTATGGCATTTGCCGTGTGTTCAAGGTGGCGACTTTGGATTCACTAACGACCCTACCGCGTTCAATCAGACTTATGTTGATTTACCCAATAAGAAAATTTACGTTTATGACGGGTTTTATGAGAAAGGAATGAGCAACGAAGCGATAGCGCAGAAATTGAAGGATATGAAAGCGCACAAGGCTTATACCACCTTTGATAGCTCCGAACCTAAGTCAATAGACCGATTGCGCACGCTTGGCATAAAGTGTGGCCCAGCGTTGAAAGGCAAGGACTCAATAAACGCTGGTATAGATTTTTTACTGGATTTTGAGATCATAGTTAATAATCACTTAGTTGAGTTTATGAAAGAGTTTAACAACTATTGCTGGGACGTTGACAAAGATGGAAAACAGCTAAACAAACCGATAGACGACTTTAACCACTTCATTGACTCGCTACGCTATGCGCTAGAAAAATTCTCAAGAGGTGGACCAACCATCATGATAGGCAAACGACGAAGATAAGTGGTACACTATCGACAAAGCATCTGGACTTGAATTATGAATAAACCACATTTCAAACCTAACAACGCGCAACTTCGATTGAATAGCGCATTAAAGCGACTACCATTTTACACGCAAGGCGCTTCACATTTAGCCGAAACCAAGCATAACAAGGCTTATGGTGATTACGGCTACCCGATGCATGTTGATTTTTGGTTTTTCTATTCGATGTATAGACGCATCGGCCTTGCACGCGCTGCAATCAAGCGCCCCATTGACATGTGTTGGCTGACGCCACCTAAAATCAAAGTCAATGAAGAAACGGAGGACGAAACATTCAAAGCCTTTGCCAAGCGATTAAAGCTATGGCCTAAGCTGAGACAGATTGATGATATGCAATCAGTCGGTCATTATGCGGGGCTGATTGTTCGCGTTGCTGATGGTAAGCCACTCAGCGACCCTATGGATAGAGTGAGGCTGGATGATATTATCGACCTAATGCCAGCATGGGAAGCGCAGTTGATACCGGGCAGTCTAGATCAAGACCCTACATCCGAGCGTTACGGCATGCCGCTCGAATATACTTACCAACAAACGGGCGTTAGACAAAGCGGACAGAAAGACGGGACAGAACAATTTACCGTCCACTGGTCGCGCGTGCTGATATGGAATGAGGGCGCAGTAGGTAACACTATCTACGGCGAATCGTCACTTGAACCCATATACAACGCGCTGGTTGATTGGGAAAAGGTTAGGGGTGCAGGTGCGGAAGGATTCTGGAAAAAGGCCGCTATGCGTGCAGTGCTGCAAAGCGCTAGTGATACGTCTGGTCAAGGTCCATCGAATGAAGAATTAGACGCGCTAACCGAAACTATCACCGAGATGCAAGATAGCTTTGATTCTGTCCCGTTTCTTGGCGGTATGGAATTGAAAGGGCTAGGTGATAACGGCACTATATCGGGCATAGACAAGGCTAAAGAGTGCATCTTGGAGGATGTGGCAGCGGGGCGTGGATGGTCTGCAAAGGGGCTTGTAGGCGCTCAAACTGGCGTGTTAGCTGGTGAGCAAGACGTTAGCATCGACAAGCAAACCGCACAATCAAGACGCGAAAACTACTTAGCAATGCAACTTGAATTAATGCTTGAATATTTGACGGTATTCACTGATTATGACGGGATTAACAAGGTTGTCGAATGGGACGACCTAATGGCCCCATCTGATGACGCTAGAATTGCGCTCGCTGAACGCATGGGCACGACAAATCAGAAGTTCGGGCAAGAGGTGTTTGACCCTAACGAAGCGCGTGAGATAAGCGGATATAAGTCGCGCGACGACTTGGAAGACGTAGAAGGCGGTGAAGAATTAGCAGCAAACGCGGAAAGCCACAAGCCGCCACAAAGTGTACGAGACGCTGCAAAGCGCGGCTTAGCATTGCGTGAAGAGTTTAAGCGGGGCGGGACTGCGGTTGGCATTGCACGTGCCCGTGACTTGTCCAACGGTAAAGGTGTTAGCACTGAAACAATTAATCGCATGGTGTCATTCTTTGCGCGTCACGAAAAGAATAGAGACAGCAAAAAACGTATGCCTGACGGTGGCCCTACTAACGGCTGGATTGCTTGGCAGTTATGGGGTGGTGACGCTGGTAGAAGTTGGGCTAATAAGATTGCGGATAGTTTGGATGAGTAGGGCGTAAAGCCCTACTTTGTGTAATTCTCATAATCCTTTATATGATAAAATTTACTTGTACGGACTACTCTTTCACCTTTCACTGAAAACACCATTTTACACTGCGCGGTGTCGTATATTTCAATCCAGACGCCGTCGCTAATTGAATCAATATGAGCTTTTGCGACCTCTATATCATCTGTTTGGGATACCAAATCATTCATACCACCAGATGGATAATATTCTTCATATTCAAACACTAAGTATCTTTTCATTTTTCACCCCTCACATAAAGCACTGCGCCTATTTGCTCGCATGAATCGCCAGTGAATGCAATATTGATTGCGTCACACGCTGGGTGTAGTTGACCTTCACACCAGATGAATTGGATTGGTACGCCCTTAGACGCTATTCTTGCATTTAATCTTTCTTGAGTTATTTTCGCTGGGGTTATTTCATGCCATTCAAACTGCACCTTGAACCCATCCTCAGGTGAGAAGAATTTGCCGCCATTACCAACCTTTTCTACAAGTGATAATTCAATAGATGAGCTTAATTTGAGGTTAAAAACATCTCCAGCCTCATACAAATTACTATCCGAACCGTCTGCTAGTTTGTAGCTCATTTATTACTCCCATTAGTTAATTCAGGTTCATTGTAGTACACTAAAGTCATTAAACAACTCCGACCAGTTAACATGACAAATCACATCGTACCCACTAGAACAGAAAGAGACCCTACTCGACAAGCTGGGAATAGGCTACGCGCAAAGGTCGAGATATCGCGCCGTGTTCGTAGCGTGCGCGAATCAGTGATTCAAATGCTTGATGGTATTCCAGTCGATAAAATAACGGTCAACAAAACGCGGTACGAATATAGAGTGTCACCCGACAAAATGGCGGGGCTGCTAGACGAACTGGAGTTTCTATTCTATCAAGCGCTAGAAGTGGATTACTTCGCCCGTGGATGGTTTCTTAATCAGTATTTGGGTAATGCGTGGCAAGATGGCACAACTCAAGCATTTACTAGGCTCAAGTCATTAGCCGAATCAGCCGCGCCAGATATCGCCGAGGCAATGAACCTTGATAGCGTACTCACATCACCTGAATACGCGCGACGCTTTGAACTTGTTAGCGCTCGTTCGTTCGAGAATATGAAAGGCTTTGCAGGGCAGGCCGCGCGTGATTTGGGGCAAATATTGGGGCAAGGCATAGCGCTCGGTCAATCGCCTAGAATAATCGCGCGTGATATACGTGAAAAGTTCGACCAAATAGAAGGTTATCGCTCACTTAGAATTGCGCGCACTGAGATTAACCATTCGTACCGTGAAGCGCGATATGAAGAAACAAAAGACGTTAGGGATAGGCTAGGGCTAGAAGTAAAGGTAATGCACATTAGCGCTTTAATTGACACGACTAGGAGCAATCACGCGGCAAGGCATGGAAAGCTTTACACGCTAGAAGAGCAGCGCGAATGGTGGGCGACTGGCTCAAATGAAATAAATTGTTTATGTTCAACGGCCGAGGTTGTTTTTATAAACGGAAAGCCAACGCAAGAAAAGCTTATAGATAGGCAAAGAAAGCGCGGGGAGTTATACTTTAAGCAGAACGGCATAGAGGGTTAAATTTTGTATAACTTGACAGATACGCAACGAGAAGTATTTAGGGCTTTAGTTAATAACGGCCCTTTCGAACTAAAGAATCTAGCTATTAAGATAGGCAATATTATTGATAGTGGATCTTCTGATATTGAATTCGGCTTCTTTGATTACAACGACGGCTCAACGGCAATTACACCATTAAACTTGGTCGCTAACACGTGGACGGATGTACCGAACGACGGCAGTGGACCATTCACCCAAAAGGCTTATGCCCCTAGCAGGGTTTCAGAAATACTCGACGAGTCAACCGGATATATTGATATGACTGAACTAAATCTAGGTAGTGAGATAGTTGTCAGGAATGACTTCACTGTCACGCCCCAAACTAACAACTCATTATTAGAAGCTAGGTACTTGTTAGGTTCGGGAGCAGGGCAGTACCCATTACAGTTTTTATCTGAAAGGCTTGATAGCGGTTCAGGTATACCTTACCCAAGAGTTACAAGCTTTGATATATATGTTGGTGATGCAAACACAAGAGATAACCCCGCTAGATTACAGGTAAGATTATCTACTGATGGCACACTGGTAAATGCTGGTTCTTATATAAAAATAAAGGCGGTATTATGAGCATTACAATTTATAGGGATAACGGCGCTAACGCTATATTCATCGAGGACGCTAACGGCGTTCAATTTCTAAATAGTTTGCAGGCGGTCGAGAATGGCACGACTTGCGATATACACGATTTAGCGAAAAATATAGACATAGTGACAGATGCGGCTTTTAGTGATTTTGTAGATCAAAACAATAACCAGTATGGCAGTGACGCGACAGAAACCGCCAACGCACTAAACGCCCTTTTCTCATCGTCAGGCACACCACTAAGTAATGCGCCTGTAATTACATCTAACTTAGCGGTTAATTTAGTCGAGGGTGAGACGCTTAACTATGAGCTAACGGCTGACTATGGCGTGGGTTACGAATGGGATCTTTCAAACGTATCCGGCATAGTTACAGTGGACGGTAATATTAGGAAGCTGGTCGGGGGTAGCTCGCTTGCTGTAGGTAGCTACAACATTCCTGTAAAGGCTATAAACTACAACGGGGAAGATAGCGAAACACTTGTGTTAAATGTTAGTACGCCACCATTTGCCAATACTAAAAGTGTTAGGTTCAATCAGAATGACTGGTTAGGAGCTAACGCTGCTTTGTTGGATTCTGTCCTTGGTAGGGCAGGTAATGGGAGTGGCGGCGGCGATGCGTGGAGTATCGCATTCTGGTTCAAAGCGAGCGGTAGCAGCAACCAAGACCAAACTATTTTTTATTTCGGCTCTAATGACGTTGCTAACGGCAATCACATAAGGATTAAATGGAATGGCGCTAACAATGCCAGAGAGCAACTTATCTTTCAGTATGGAAGCTCGAACAACAACCTAACCCTTAAAACGCCCGTCGGTAGCGTACTAGGTAGCGGCGGGTGGAACCACTTCCTAATTACATACGACGGCGGTACGACTGGTGCAAGTAGCGGAAGCATTAACAACTACTATAACCGTTTTAAAATATTCAAAAACGGCATTCAATTAACCACCATAAACAGCAATAGCAATTACGGGGTTACGTCTGCTTTGAGTGGGCAAAACCTAAGGGTTGGGAGATACAACAACAGCGGATATATGAGAAGTGGATGCAATGTAGATGAATTAGCGATATGGGACAGCGACCAAAGTGCTAACGTTAGCGATATCTATAACGGTGGCGCACCGTTTGATTTGTCCACATTAACAGATAAACCAAAACACTGGTGGCGCATGGGGGATGGTGATACATATCCATTCTTACAAGATAGCGGGACATCTGCTAACTGTATATTTCAAATGTACAACATGACTAGCGCCGATATCGTTAGCGATGTACCTTAAAAAAAGGGGCGTAAAGCCCCTTATTTATCATACCAAGCTATATCGAAAAACATATCAAGTAGCCAGTAAAACATGCTTGAATCGACAATGCCTAAAAAGTATTGGCATTGTAGTTCGGCGATGCTTAAGACAAATTCATCTACGTTGCTAGGTGGCGTTGATATTAGTTCCCAGTTTGGCATGG